GTATTCCATTTGGAAGGGTGGGAGATTACAGAGTATCTACAGACCAACCGACAGCGATTTGGAAACCTGAGAATCGTAAACGCCAAACCATTACCAAGACTGAACGAGAAGAAATAGAACGACTCAAGAAAGAAGTCGAGGTTAAGAAGGCTGAAAAACATTCTAAATCTGCTAAACGCTCACAAGCTATGTGGGAGCAAGGTGAGGATTGTGAAAAACATCCCTACTTAGAAACCAAAGGAGTTTTATCTTATGGTTTGAAGGTGGATGACAAAGGACTCTTAATGATTCCCATGTTGAACAATGATCTCAGTGTGGTGGGGATGCAATTTATCTCTGACGATGGCACCAAGCGTTTTCTTACTGGTTCTAAAAAAGCAGGTAGCTTTTTTATTCTTGGACAAGAAATACTCAAGACCTCAGACACGATTTATTATGGGGAGGGTTACGCCACTTGTGCTGACATTTATCGAGACATGTCATGTCCTGTGTTTGTATCGTTTGATGCTTACAACCTATCGAAAGTCGCTGAAAGCGTGTTTGAAACACTTAAAGACAGACGACACATCTTTGTGGCAGATAACGATGACTCTAAGACTGGTGAGAAAGAGGCTGTTAAAGCCTGTCAGTGGATCATTAAACAAGGGGGTATAGCTGAGGTACACATGCCTGAAACAAAAGGCGACTACAACGACCACAGGGCTGTCAGTGGCGAGGTTATCCCTGCCCTCAAGTTTGTCGATGTGCCCACAGATATAGATTTTTTAAAATCAGAAAAAGGTCGAATGTTGAACCTGAAAGAGAATGTGTTGGGAGTGATGAAGACTCATAACATTCATGTTAATTACAATGTGATTAAAAAACGCATGGAGATAGAAATACCTCACATGAATTTTATCGCTGACATGAAAGAAGAGGCAAGTTTGGTAGAAATCGAAGATCGTTGTATCAAACTTGGAGTACCCCACACTAGGGTGAGAGATTATCTCAAAGTGATCGCCAATGAATACAACCCTGTCATTGAATGGATTGAAAGCAAGCCTTGGGATGGAACATCTAGGTTGCCTGATTTCTTAAAGACAATTACTTCGAGTACACCTGAAAGTCTGAAAGACATGTTGCTCAGGAAATGGTTAATTAGTTGTGTAGCAGCTTGTTATGAGCCCAATGGTGTCGAACTAGAGGGAATACTATGTTTTCAAGGAGCACAAGGTTTAGGTAAAACGCTGTGGTTTAAAAGACTGTGTGACTACAATAAAGGATGGTTGCTAGAGGGTGCTACCCTTAACCCAAGTGACAAGGATTCAGTCAAAAGGGCTGTAAGCCACTGGATAGTAGAATTAGGTGAGTTAGAGTCTACTTTTAAAAAGAGTGACATAGATCAACTCAAAGCCTTTGTAACATCTAGGACAGATGAACTTAGATTGCCTTATGATAGAGCTTTTACGACTTATCAAAGACGAACAGCCTTTTACGCTTCAGTCAATGCAAGGGAGTTTCTTACAGATTCCAGTGGTAACAGAAGATTTTGGTGTATCGCTGTAACAGATATAAACTTTAATCATGGTATTGATATGCAACAATTATGGGCTGAGGTTAAAGAAACCATGTATGTACAAGGACAAAAGAACTGGTTTTTATCACCTGATGAAAGAGAATTGTTACAAGATAGCAATGAAGGTTACAGAACCCAATCATCAGTCGAAGATTTATTATTACAACATGTTAATTTTGATGCTGAAAAAACCTCACCAGTACAAATGACTCAGTTACTCAGAGACATGGGCATAGCCAATCCAAGGATGCCTGACTTTAAAGAGGCTAGTCGAGTCCTAAGTCAAAATGGAGTCGAGCCTAGAAGGACTAATGGTAAAAAGGTGTATGACATAAAGTATGACACTCCTGACGATGGTTTTAGTTCTGATAAGAAATTTGGAGATGTGTTTTAGTGATTGATAAGATTTTAATGCAGAATATTGAGGAGACAGTGCCTAATGAAGAGGTTGCTCTTTTGTTGTCAGGTGGAGTGGATAGTATGAGTGTTGGTTTTTCAGCTCAACGATTAGAAAAGAAGATTACTGCTTATTCGTTCAAGACAGATGAGCATGATTCCTATGACTATAATAAGGCACAGGAAGTAGCAGAGACTATGGGATGGAATTTTGTGGGAACTGTAGTTCCTACTAGCAATCTTAAAGAAGATTTTTATAGGTTATTGGAAATGGGTTGTATTAAAAAAACTCATTTTGAATGTGTTTATCCTTTTTTATATGTTTATCCAACAATAAAAGAAAAGTATGTATTGTCCGGGTGGGCTGCTGATGGATATTATGGAGTATCAAAAAAAGCCATCATCAACTATAGCCAAACCCTAGAGTTGCTGAATGAATTTAGAGATGATTACTTTAAACAAGAAAATAGGGCAGGTTACGATTGGCACAACAGATTAGCAAAAAATTACGATAAGATTTTTTACAGCCCATATCTATCTGATAATGTTAAAAAGTTTTTTTATACAAAAGGTTGGCAAGAAATAAACAAACCTAAACAGAAATTTCATGTAAGAGTTGCTTTTGATGAATTTAAGCTATTTGATAAAGTAAAAAACCACTCTAACTTACAGTTGGACTCACAAATCAACAAGGTTTTCGAGACTTTGCTAGATGATGAGGAAATCAATTTTAAGAACAGAAGCAGAATCATGGACATTTGTAGAGATTGGGTGAAATTAAAAGAGTTTTAAAATGAGCATCAAATATCTTTCAATTTGCAGTGGCATAGAATCAGCAGGACTGGGATGGCATCCACTTGGCTATGAATGTATAGGTTTGGCTGAGATAGACCCATTTAGGTCTGCTGTATTACAATATCATTACCCGGAGATTAAAAATTATGAAGACTTCACCAAAATCCAAGCATCAGACTTACCAACCCGACCTGTTCTCCTCGTCGGAGGAACACCCTGTGCAACTTTCAGTATTGCAGGGCTTCGCAAAGGGCTTGGAGAAGATAGAGGAAACCTCGCACTTGAGTTTGTTAAGCTTATTGAACGATTGCAACCAACATGGGTGGTATGGGAAAATGTCCCCGGTATCTTGTCAAGTAATGGAGGACAAGACCTTGGCACCTTTCTCGGGTCATTGGCAGAACTCGGGTATGGGTTCGCCTACAGGGTTCTTAACACTGAACATGTCAGAACACAACGATTTCCAAACGCCCTCCCACAAAGAAGAAGGCGTATCTTCGTTATCGGACATATTGGAGGAGACTGGAAAAGTCCTGCCAAAGTATTATTTGACAACCAACCAATGTCAAAGGATTTTAAGCCGAGCAGAAGAACACAAAAAACCACTGCCCAAAAGTCTGAAGAAAACATTGGAGAAAGCGATACAGAATACTGGCGAAAAACAGACAGAGATGGAAACTATGTCGAAGAGTTCAAAGAACAAAGAGTAAGTTCTACATTAACAGCAGGTGGTCGATTCTCAATGGAACAGGGTGCTGTTGTAGTAAAAGACCCTACGATTATGATGCGAGATAGTCAGACTGGTTCTAATGGAGCTCCTTGGAATGAAAATGATGTGTCTTGGTCACTGACAGCCATGACTGGTGGTAACAGACAACCTATAGTGTTTCGTGAATCAATCAAAAGAAACGACATCATTAGACGACTCACTCCTGTTGAGTGTGAAAGATTGCAAGGACTCCCTGATAATTACACACAGATTCCATACAGAGGTAAACCTAAAGAAGAGTGTCCTGTATCAAAACGCTATGAAGCATGTGGTCGAGCCATGTCAGTTAATATCATGGAGTGGTTAGGATCACGAATCAAACAAGTTCATAATGGAGAAATATAATGGAAGATAAACGATTTAATTTTAATGACATCACAGACTTTGAGAAACACATAGAACTTTCAATACCAAACTTTCTGACCCTAGATAACATTTTTCGCAATATCACCCATGAATATGCACAACCTGAGAGCACTGTGGTGGACTTAGGATGTTCTACAGGTAGATTCTTAACCAGTCTCAATCAAATACCCACTTGTGAGTACATGGGAATCGATACAGTCGATATGGAACAAAGAAGAGATGGTTTTTTGTTTATACAAGGTGATTGTGAGTCTGTTTTATCTGAAATCCATCAATCCTCAGTGATTGTAAGCATGTTTTTCTTACAGTTCTTGGGTAAACATCAAAGAAAGCGTGTGCTCAACATTATCAAGCCCATGTTAGATGCAGGAGCTATTTTGCTGATCGCAGAGAAAGTTTTTTTGAATGACTCAAGATTACAGCAAATTATTCACAAGTTGCACATCCAAGAAAAGCGTAAAGGTTTTACTGACACAGAGATATTGGATAAAGATTTAAAGTTATCAGTCAGTATGTACTGTAAGACAGAACAAGAACTGATGAATGAGCTTAATGAGATAGGTGTTGTCTCCAAGGTGTGGCAGAGTTTTAATTTTATGGGGTTCATGGTGACAGGTAGGAATACATGGAGACAAACATGAAATGTTGGCATTGCAATCATGACCTCATTTGGGGTGGCGACCACAACATCGTAGATGAGGATGGTCAGTTTATGTTGGAAACTAATCTGCACTGTCCTGAGTGTGATGCACAGGTGATTGTCACCACACCACTCGCCAGTGGTATCAAAGATGAGGAAGGTGAAGACTCAGAGGCGAATGATAAACAATAAAGTTGCAAAGGAGAGCATCGTAGATGTGGGGATTGGATTAATCATATCCTTTCCAATAGCGTTTACTGTCTTAACCTTCACGACAAACATGGAGTTCAATGTGGGTGCAACTGCCCTAACACAGACAGTGGTTTTTACAGCACTGGCATTGTGCAGGAAATATTATGTGCGACTCTTTTTTTTAAAGAACGATGGTAAAAAAGGGTATAGTGATGAAAGTGGTCATGTATAATGATTTATACTTTTATACATAAAACGATAATGGTTAAGTGTGGGGTCTTACTATACACTGTTTGCCACACTGTTAAGAAAACCATATAGAATAAGGGTTTAAGCCTATAGGTAGTGTTAGTATATAGTATATAAGATAATATATATATGGTATATAACAGTACAAATAGGGGTTTATACGAGGTATATGTAGAAGAGTGTTGAGGTAGCTATACACTGCACACTGTACACTGATAGATTTTAAATAATGGTGAAAGCCAAGGAGTAGACAGAATGACTGAGAACAAAGAAGTAGTAGAAAAAAGAAGAAAAGAGATAGCAGAGGAACAAGAGCAATCTAAAGTAGTTGGTTTATCTCACACTTTTGGTGACGATCATTGGGTTCACACATTGACTGGTGGCAGACAGATCAAAGTCTTTGAAGATCGTAGAAAGAAAGATGAAGTGATCTTTGAGGGATTAAAGTAATGTCAGCAATCAGCACATTGCCTGAGTGGATTCAAAAGATCATCAAAGAACAATATAATGTCACCATTTACTTACAAGATGGCAAAAGATTTCCCAATGGCAGGACACATATCATGGTTCAATTGAAAAAGATTAAGAAGATCAACAACAAGTATTTGTCAGGTACAGATATTAATGGTCAGGCTTATGAGTTCAGTAGTGTTGAAGACTTCAACTATGAGGTGAAGAAAGTATATTAGATGAGCAGACGACCAAACAAAGACAAGAAACCAATTAGTCAAGCTCCAAAGCAATTTGAGAAGGACACTGAGCTAGGCTTGACTGAAATGCAGAACGCATTTGTTTGGCATTACACTGAGGGTTCTTGTTCGCAAACAGAAGCAGCTAGACGAGCAGGGTATGAGTTTCCTGCTGTGGCTGCTAACAAGATGCTCAATGGTAAAGATCAACCACATGTAACCAAAGCTATTAGGATCAGACAAGATGAGTTAGCAGAGAAGTATGCGATCACACCACAAAAGACTGGCACGATGTTATGGAAGATTACTGAAGAAGCGTTTGAATCAGGACAGCTTAATGCAGCAGTGTCAGCAATCAAAGAGCTTAATCAACTGGCAGGTTTGTCAGTTCATAAGACTCAATCACTAAACATCAATGCGAATCTTGATAGCATGTCGAGAGAAGATATTAAGGAACGCATAGCTAAACTTTTAGGTGGAGATAGCAAAACTTATTCACCAAAGGATTTATAGTATTTAAACAAAGTATTCGCCCTCGCCCTTTTAAAAAAAAGATTTGAGAGAAAAAAATCAACTTGACCAAAAAAGCACGATAGATCAAAGACTTACGCCTGTATTCATATGTATTCCTTTGTGTAATCATTTGCACATCTGTGTGCATAGGTGTCACAGCTAGATCAGAGCGACCAGTAGGAACCCTATTGGAATGGGCTTTTAACTAGGATAGATTAATTTAATTGACCCGGCACCCCCTAACAGCCAACTCGCCACAGCGTTATAGTTATAGTTAAGTTAGGTACACTGAATCACCAAAAAAATTCAACGAAAAAAAATATCAAAAAAAATTTTGCAAAAAAATTTGTGTAAAATTTTGCACAAAAAAAACCCTCCATTGCAGAGGGTCTTTTCTTTGGTTCAGGATCAGTAGTTCATCGACCAGTCATCCAACTTGCCTTGCTTCTTTAACTCCAAGCCTTCTTGAATTAAATACCACCACTG